ATCCGGCTTTGCCCTTCACCCAGACGTGCATCGTCATCACCTTGTCGTCGAACGGCCCGGCCGGATTGACGCCCGTGACGTGCATCCAGAAGTGCGTTAACACTGTGTCGCCGTGCGGGCGCGCGAGCATGAGGCGCTGCGTCAGGCTCGCATACTTCTGGCGGCCCGACATGATCTTGTCGATGTAACTGCGCTTGGTGTCGATCACGCCGGACGCGTGCGCATAGATGAGGTCATCCGCCAGGACCTTCTCCAGCGCGGCCCGGTCCCGCTCGAGGATCGCCTTCGCCCAGGTCTTCTCGGCGGCATCGATCTCCTTCGGAACAGCCTGCGCAAAGCACCCGGCGGCGGTCAGCGCAACAGCAGCGATACGCATCCACATGGCCCCCAGAATACCGGATTCCCGCCCCGAGGCGGATCTGATATTCTGTGGTTGAACCTCCCGAGAGCGGGAGTAATTCAGTGGTAGAATGTCAGCTTCCCAAGCTGGACGTCGCGGGTTCGAGTCCCGTCTCCCGCTCCATGTTTTCATAGACTTACGGGCCATTTGGGATACCCCACCGATTCCTCGTTACTCCGTTTACTCCATTAAGCCGACTTCGCCAGTTCTGACGGCTCGGTTTGCGGTTTGGGCTTCCGAAGCACGGCGGCTTCGAGAACCCGAAGTGCGGCTCGCTTCTGCTCCAGGTCCGAACTCGTGTAGACCTCCAGGCTGACGCCGAGTCCGTGGCCCCTCTGGTCCGAGGCGACCTTGGGATCGACGCCCGCCTTCTTGGACAGGCTGGCGTTGGTCTTGCGCAACACCTGAAAGGTGGCCCACTCCATGCCGATGGCCTCCAGCAGCGGACGCATGTTCCTGCGCCAGAGGTTGTCGAGCGAGATGGGCGTGGTCACCTTCTCGGACGGAAAGACGAAACCGTCCGGGCTTGGGTCCTGCGCCAGTTCGGCCCAACGCTTCAACAACTCGAGCGTGCCGTCGGAGATTGCGCCTTCGCGGGGCTTGCCGTTCTTCGGCGTGTTGAATTTCCGTTTGTAGACGCGCTCCTCCACCCGGATGATCCCGCCGGCCACCGACTTCCATCGGAGAGCCAGGATCTCGCCCGGGCGCATGCCCTCGAAGATCGCGAGCCTTGCGATCAACTTTTCCCGGAGGTCGAAGACCTCCAAATACTTCATCACCTCCTCTTCCGTCAGCGGACGCGCCATACAACTCGTATGGCGGCCCGGCTGACATCGTTTGGGAATCTTCAACTCGGCCGCCGGGTTCCCCGTGATGATGGAGTCCGACGACGCGAGTTTGAAGATGCCATTCAGGAACCACCGCAGGTGAGCCACCACGCTGAAGGACAACTCCGCCGCCTTGCGGTCGAGGAAGTCCTGCAACTGGTCTCTCCGGATCGTGTGGAGCAGACCGTTGGCGAACTCCGGAATGAGATGCTTTTGGATGATCTGCTCCGAGGTCCCCGCGGTGGATTCCTTCCAACCGCGGCGGCCATGCGGCAGGTACACGTTCTCGACGAACTGCCCGAACGTGTACACCGGCCTCGGTCCACGGGATGTGCCTTCGTTGATCGGCTGGAGGATGGCCGCCATCGCGGATTCCGCTTCCCCCTTCGTCATCTTTGAGCGCAGCCCGAGCACCTTCGACCGGCGGCTGCCGTCTTCCCACCAAAAGGCAACCCACACGCGATGCCGCCCGTGCTTGCGGGCTTGCAGGCTGCCTTTCTGGAAACGCTTTCGACGCATTTTCTTGCCTCTTTCCTGCGTCGAAGGCGTTGACTCTTGGCATGACCCGGATACTACCATTCGCTGGTGGCCTCCAGGTGGCCGTCTTCAATCCAGCGGTCCAGCCATTCACGCCGGATGAGGATGCGGCGCCCTGCACGAAAAACACGAGGAGGACGCACGCCCGGCACCTTGCCGTTGATCACGTTCGAGAGGTGCGCTTTGGAGATACGCAGGTATTCCGCAGCCTCCTCGAGCGTCATGATCGGCTCGGACGGGGTCATCGTGGGCACGGCCTCCTCCGGTCGTTTACGCGGGTCCGGTTTGTCCGGTGGGCATCAACAGGCAGTTCACGGTGGTGACGCCGTTGCCGGCGGCCGCCGTGGCCACGCCAACCATGGGCTTGCTGCCCGTGCCAGCGGTCTTGGTCAGCTTGGCCTGGCCGGAGTCCCAGTAAAGCTTGTCGCCCTGTGCGATCACGTCGGCGGCCACCTTGGGCAGCTCGAAGACGCCTTCCACCGTGACCTCCACGTCCGCGCCCGAGGCGGCATCGAACGCGGCCACGCCCACGAGGGAGCCGACTACGACCAACTGGCCGCTGGCCACGGCGGCTGGCGCAGTGACCGTAATGGTGTTCCCTTCCTGCACAAAGTTCTTCATGGGTCAGATTCCTTTCGGGGTGATGACAACCTGGTGGGGCGACGTAGAGCCGTCGCCCGCCAGTTCGATTTCCTTGTTGATGGTCGCGAGAGCCGCCTGCATTTCCGCGATGCTTCGGTAAGTCATGGAGCGGCCCTCGAATTCGACGCGCAACGTCCCGCTGCCGATGGCGGCGATCAGGGCGTCACGCATGCTCTGGAGGTCGACGAGAGAAAGGGCCATGCTTACGCTCCCGGGTTCGCATAGATGCCCCGGTAGTCCAACGCGCCCGCGCCGAAGTCGAGCCGCGCGCGGATCTGGATGCCATCCACCTCGAAGCCCGCGCGGGTCTCCACCTGAAGTCCTGCGCTGCCCGTCAGGTAGGCGAACTCGATGCTGGGGAACAAGATGGGATCGGCGGCGACGTACCACCGGGTGGCAGACTTGGCGTCGAGCCGCGGATCAACGATCAGGGTCAGCTTGCCGGCAAACGGATTCACGTTCGCGGCCTGCGCCGGGTAGATGCTGGCGAGGTATTTCTCGGCGGTTGTTTCCAGGGCGGCCGGTACCACCAGGAACTTCGCAGCGATGTCGAGCGGCGTCTTGCCGTCGAGACCTTTTTGGGAGCGCAACGCCAGCCGCGCGGCGGCCAGCGTGGTGTCCGAAATCGCGCCGCCGCTCGCGGCGAGGTTGCCGTGGGCGGCGTCGAACAACTTCTTGCTATCCGACATCACCGGCCCGATGCCGTTGTTGGCGGCGATCAGGTCGACTATGAACTGCGCCTCGAACTGCGCGGCCGCCGAGGCGAACAGCCGCCCGATGTCGGAGAACGCCGACAAGTTGTCGTTCACGATGGTCTGCCGGTTGATGCCGAAGATGCGGCCATAGGTGTCGAGCTTGTAGGACTCGCGGCCCTCGGCGATGGTGCCCGACTTGAACTCGCCGTTCTCGTTCACCTTCATGAGCGTGGGGGCTTGCCCCAACTGAACCGAGTACCGATTGCGGAAATCGTTGATGGCCGCCTGACGGCAGATCTGTTTGATCGCTGGAGGCGCGGCGGCCATCTGCTCCTGCAACACCTTGTTGGCGACGTCGCCCAACAGCAACGGAAAATCGCTGGTGCTGTGGAGGGCTCGGTCCACGATGGCGGCGTCCGACAGCCCGATGGTCTCGATGCCACGCAGCCGCAGGAATTCCTCTGCCTGCCGGACCATGCTGCGGCCGATGAAGGGTCGCGCCGCTTCGCCTGCCCTGTGCGCTGGGTTGATCCTCATATAGATCGCGTCGGCCATGGCGGCGCGCAGAAACATGGGATCGTCGTACCCGTTTGCCGTGGCGGCGGGCTGAGCCGTCCGGATCGGAGGACCGGCGCGAAGTTTCAGCGCCTCGAACGCCTCGGCGCGGGCCTCGTCCAGGGTGAGGTTGCGGGCGATCATGTCGTCGGCCTGAAGACCGGCGATCTGGGCGATCACCCGGATTTCGTTTTCGTGGGTTTGCTCCATCGTTGCTCCTCTCACCTTCGCGGCGGGGTCGGCCCCGATCGCCACGAGGGAAATCTCCTTGCCGGTCCAGGCAGTCGCCACAATCGCGCGCATGCCAGTGGCCGGATCCTTTTCCACGCGCCGCTGGTTCACCACATAGCCGACCGAAATTGAGCGGATGATGCCGTCGCGAATATCGTTGAGAATGGCCGCCGCGCGCTCGCTGAACCGCAGGACAGCGGTGCCGCGCTCTCCGTCCACCTGAGCGCTCTCCACCACGCCAAGAATGCTGTTGACATCCATGCGGTCGTGAGAGTTAAGCACCGGGCCGCCGATCAACTGCGAGAGATCCACGGCTGCGGGCGACAGGTCGAGGCGCTCCTGGTATGGGCCTTCGAGATCGAATCGCCGCACGGGCGCAGTG